TTAAATTAATGCTAACCTCCCTTTTAAATCAAAAGATGTTTCTTCTTGTGCATCTACAAGATTATTTTCCCAGCCTAACAATTTCTTCTCCAATAAATTATAATCGTATGATCTTGACTCAAAATTATTAAATTTAAGTGTTTTTGCTTTTGATGCATATGCGTCTGAACTATTGCTTGATATTTTCTTTAAATTTCTAATAGTCCATAATGTATATCCATATAAATTTGTAGCCCCTTTAGTTGCTGCATAATCAAATGCTTTCATTATATTTTCAACTTTATCCTTAGCAGCCTTTAAAAGTTTTTTAGATTGTTTTATTGTAAATCCTAAATTAACTAGTTTATTTTCATCCTCTGTTAATTCAGCAAAATGTACTTGACCATTCAATGGTGGGTTTCCATTAGAATCATTTGGTTTATCATTATATTTTTTATCTGAAGTATTTATAAATTTATCTATTCCAATAATTTTATATCTATTGTTTTTGTATGCTCTATCAACTTCTATCAAACCTCTTTTTTCTAATTTTTTAATAGTTGTTGATATTCTATTTTTAGATGTCGTATTAAAGGCTTTCATAATGTCAGTAAATTGTAGAAATGAATATCCATATTTGGTATTATCATATTCAAATAATAATTCCATTAAATATTGTTCATTTATAGATAGGCTTAAAGTTCTTAGATATTGTCTGAATTTTATAAAATCTTTAGATACTGACATTTGCTTCACCTCTTTTCCTTTATCTTATATTGTAATTATATATACTTATTTTTATGTTGTCAACAACATTATTATTTTTATTGTTAACAACATAAAAATAAATAAAAAAAAATAAACCATTTAAATATGGTTTATATAGTATCTAATATACCTTTTAATTCTTTTATATATTTTTCTAATTCGTCCTTATTATTTTCAATTACTAATTTCATGCCCTCTTCTATTAGATCATTAATTTTACAACCTTTTGCATCTGATAAAAGTTTCAGTTTCTTCATTAAAGTTTCATCTACTGTTGTATTTATAGATTTACGTGCCAACACTATCACCTCTATCTTATTTTCTTATTATTTATATTATATCATACTTTGTAGTTGTATTGAAATACATTTTATTGCTAACAACATTTTTATTCTAAATATAAAATAGTATTTATAACTAGTGTTAATAATATAAAATACTATTAATTAATATAAAGAAAGAAAGTAGTTAATATAGGGTATGGAAATATTACCCGACAAGTTTACTCATGTATTATTTTAATACTTAAATAAAATACTTAGGTATCAAAATAATACTAATGTTAAGTATTGTTTTAATACCTATTAAATATAAAAAAGTTAATATATTTCTATAAATAAATAAGGCTATAAGCAATATTTTTATTGCTTATAGCCTTATTTTTAAAATTTATTATTGAATTTTTTCTATATCTCCATTATCTATGTATACCCAATATTCAGATAAAAATGTTCCAGTAGCCATTAATTTTGCGTCATGCTCTTCCTTATCAATATAATCATAAATTCTAATATCTAACGCAAGTCCATTATATTTAATTACTGTTGTTGTCTTTAATGTAAAATTAATAATCACATGAACTTCATCATCATTTTTAAAATATTTTTTATAATAACTCAATGCGTATTCTTCCATTTGAATATTATCAGCTAATCTGCATAATCTCCACTTTCCTGTAACATCATTTCTAACTGTATCACTAAATATTATTGCATTATTAAGATCATCAATATTTTTGTTACTAGTTCCAACTAAATTTTCTCTCTTAACTGTTATACTATTTGATTTATCTTCTGTTTCTTTAGTTTCTTTTTTAGTATCTACTTTATTTGAAGAGGCTGTTTCTATTGAGCTGTTATTATTAGTATTAGCTCCAGAACCTGCTGTAGCTCCAGAACCTGCTGCTCCAATTAAAACAATCACTACTATAAACCAGACCCACCATTTCTTATAGAAAGGTTTCTTATTTTTTGCACCACAACCTGGGCATGTTTTTGCACTTGAAGCTATATCAGCTCCACAAGTTTTACATTTAATCATTTTTGACATCATTGTTTCCCCTTTTTCTAATTTATAGTATAATTGTACATTATTTGTGCTTTATTGTAAAATAACCTAATAGTTATTTTTGAGTAAAAATATAACAAAATAGTTGGTAACTAAGAAAATACTCTCTTAATTACCAACTATCCTATTTTCTAACTTTATATGTAATTCAGTCAGATATTATTATATACTATTTAATGCTGTAAAACCAACTTCCTAAAGTTTGCTTAAGTTCTAAACATTTTTCCATTGGTAACATTTGAGTTTCTAGCCAAATCCCTTTATTATCTCCTCTAATATAGCATCTAATATCTTTAAAATAACTTAGTACATAATTTAAGTCTATGCCCTCAAAACTATTATCTCCTCTATACCCATCGGGTAAATAATTTGTTACTACATATCCAGTATTTTTATTATTTGTAAATATATTAGCAGTAAATGTATTTATATCTACATTAGTATCAATTCCTTTTATATTACCACTTTCAGTGAATTGATGCCCTGCATAACTCTCTCCCCATATAGTTGTTTTCATAGGATTTTCAACTCCATAATGAGCTATCCAGCATTTATATTTAGCTACCCTAGAATCTAAGTTTTCATTTGCAAAATAAGGTGAAGTGTATATGCAAAGTTGTAATTCACACAAACTTTCAAATTTTTTTATAAACCTTAAAGCATAATCCATTACATTAAAATTACTTACTTCTATATCTAAACAAGGTTTTAAATCATTTTCTTTATCTTTTATATTATTATAGAAATTTTCTGCTTGGGTTTCTGGATTAGATGATCCTACTAGAAAATGATAAAAGCCAGTCTTAAGACCAGCTCCTTTAGCTCCTTTATAATGCTTACCTAAGTATTGATCTTGATAAGTTGTACCTTCTGTAGCTTTTATATAAACCAATTCAACTCCATCATTTTTAACTTTATTAAAATCTATATTTCCATTGTGATTACTTACGTCTATACCGTTCATTAACATCATCCCTTCTAATTTTTAAATATAAAAATAGAGCAACCTTAAAGGCTACTCTTTAATTTCTTTCTCTCTATCTTTTGAAAAGTAAAAAGCTATAACCATTGTATATATAGTTATAAACTCTGTACTTAGCCTATTTGTAAATGCAAGTACTGCAAATACAATAGTCATTATAACTGCTATCAGCCATCTTGCACTTGTTATTTTATTTAATAATCTATCCATTAAATCAACTCCTTATTTTATAAATGCAAATAACATTCCTATTAATCCAGCTGCAATCCCACCTGCTAAAGTTCTCCATAGCCATCTTATTGTATCTTCTAAGTCTCCTATTCTATGGTTTGCAACCTTTATTTTTTCTTCCATATTTTCTAATTTCAAATCATTTGTATTTTTAATATTCTCTAATAGTCCTTCTATTTTAGTTAATCGATCTCTAATATCTTGTATAGTTTCTTGTTGATCCATGTTTCACCTTCCATTTTAATAATTTGTTATTATTAATTCATTATATTTTCCTCTTCCTTTTTTCTCTTTACTAATAGAGTAATTTACTTTTGTTTCTATGATATTAAAGCCCTTATACCATTCCCTCACTTTTTCATTATCATTTATAGTCACAAGGAATTTTCCCTTTATATTACTAAGTTTATCTCTTAACACTAGATGTTCTTTTTCACCAAATTCATCTGCATATCCAGCCGTTTCAAAATATGGTGGATCACAAAAGAAAAAACTATGTTCTCTATCATACTTGTCTATAATTTTTTCAAATGATAGGTTTTCTACATACGTATTTCTCAATCTCTCTTTTAATTCTTGTAATACTCCCTTATAAAATATTTGTGGTGATGGTCTAGTATTTGTACCATATCCATAATGTTTTCCTCTAGCTGCAAAGCTTTGTGATATTAAATATAAAAATCTTACAGCTCTATGTATTTCTGTAAGATGCTCTAAAGTATAATTTTTATATTCTTCAAAAATATCTCTTCCTGAAAACTCATATTCTAATTGACGTTCTATTTCTGGATCATGATATTTTATCATTCTGAATAAATTTATCAATTCTTTATCAATATCATTTATAACTTCAACTTTAGATGGTTGCTTTCCAAAATAAACCCATCCAGCTCCAAAGAATAATTCTATATAACATGTATGTTCTGGTATCATTTTTATAATTGTATTTCTTAATTTGCTTTTTCCACCCATACGTGGAATTGGTGGTTTTAACATATAATTTCTCCTTTGTTTTTCAATCTAATTAATTCTTTAGTAGACTTTTAATATTTTTATCACTCACCCCCTTAACCAAGACAATAAAAAAACACCTTTTAGGTGCTAATTACAAATTTGTATTTAAATTTGACTTCGTTATAGTTTGCTATTGTGTAACATAAAAAATAAAGATAGATACTAAATCAATAATATCTATCCTTATTTTTATTCTCCTACTATTTCTATAGCTTCTTTTAAAATAACTTCATCCGATTTAAGTGGATCCAGTATATCTACAATTTTATCCTTTTGTTCATCTGTAACTTCATATCCTAGTTCTTCTAACTTTTCTAATACAGAGTCATTTTGGTTGTCTGTAATATTCTTCATTTCTCCCAAATTTAACACCTTCTTTCCATATAAATTCACTTAATATTATACTATACTTATTTTGCTATTGTTAAATACAAAATCAGATACTACATAGTATCTGATCTATATGATATTTCTGATAATAATCTACTAAACCTCTTATCATCTTCACTGTCTTTAATTACTTCTACTTCAAAATAAAGTTTACACTCATTGCAATACAGTCTATATATAATTGTTTCTCCCTTGTCTTCACATTCAGGAATTTTAAAATTATCTTTTAATATATTTTCTGAAATACAAGTATCTCTAGGACAAATAATCTTTCCATTTTTATTAATAACTCTCTTAATATTACTTATTTTAATTCCCATACTATTCACCCCCCACCTTTATATTATTTTATAACAATTTAAACTACTTTACTAGCAATTATTTCTCATTTTTCTTCTTCTGCATTATCAGTATGATTTTCAACTACTCTTGAAACAATAGACATAATGTTCCTACTATTTTGCTTTTTCAAAAAATATTTATAAACCCTTATAAATACCTATATATACGGCTTTACAAATATTTATAAAGTATATTACGAAGTATTATATTTCATATTTCCTCCTATTATTTGTTTATTCCCCAAATTATGTTAATATACATTTGAAAGGGGGTGTACATAATGGCTCAAATTCCATATGCAGATACTCAATCTAGTCTATCTGTTGAGGTCCAACTTACTCATGCAGCTGATGTGTTTCTTGTAGATAGTTCAAACTTCCATAAATATAAATCTGGTCAAAGTTTTAAATATTTCGGTGGATACTATACAAAAACACCAGTGCATATTTCTGTTGATGGTGCTGGTAGATGGTATCTAATCGTTCGTGGTGGCGGACAATATCAATATCGTTTCTATTAATGCACCTAAGGTTGCCGTTAAACTTCGGCAACCTTTTCTAATACTGAATTTCCTTCAAAATATTTATATACTTTTTCCATAGCCTCTTTAACATTTAAAACTGTAAGTCCTTCTTTAGACGCAAAATCTACAACAGTATTTACTAAACTTTCCTCTACTTCTTTTTCTATAACTTTTCTTTCTTTCACTTTCATATCCTCCTTAAATTTTATATAAGAAAAGACACTAATTACTTAGTGCCCTTCTTATTTCTCTTGAACTCTTCATATTCCTTCTGCTCTTCCACAAACTCTTGCATTTTAACTTCTACCCATGCAGAAATTGAAGTACCATACTTTGCAGCATACTTGCAAAATTCTTCAAAGATTTTAGGATCTAATGTTAGGTTTAATTTTTTCTTGGCCATAAAAAATAACCTCCACATGGGATTATAACCTATTATTATATATTTGTCCTTTTTATGTGTACTATTAAAAATTTTATTTACGCATATCTATACGTATTAATACGTACAATTTTGCTATTGCGAAACAACTTTACTATTTACAATCTCCTGTTTTTGTTCTTCGCTAATCCACTTAGCATTAACAAAAACATCTAAATTTTTATCTTGATATAATCCTAAAACATAATATTCTCTTATATAGCTAAACATTTGCATTACCTCCTGCTAATTGTAATAATATTTGTGCATTTAATTGTTTCTGTTTTTCCAATTCTATACTCATTTCTGCATTATCCTGTAATAACTTAGCATTTAAAACTTGTTGTTCGTTAGGTTGTGGTGGGGTAGGTAAATATAATTTCTCTTTTTCTTCCTCTGTTAATTCAATAACTTTGCAATCAACATATTTATAATTACATCTACCTTGCATATCTCTCAAAGGTTTGTTTTTAGGAAAATAATTTCCTTGTGCATGAGAATATTTATCTCCTATGCCCTCATCTATCAATACCCATATTGAAGTATCTTTGAAATCAAAATATTGACTAGATATTTCACTTTCAATTTGAGTTATTATATTTTCATCTACTTTAATATAAACTTTTATCTTATTTTCTTCCATATTTCCCTCCTAATACATTTCACTATCGAAACCACAACTATTTTTTATAACTAAAATACCATCAGTGCAACCATGATTAGTTTTATTTGCACCAATTGATAAACCATTACTAGTTTTAGTTATTGAGAATTTACAACCTTCAATCGTACTACCTGTTAATGTAGCTAGTTGTAAATCAACATTAGGTTTACCAACTATCGTTGGTGTTGTTCGCATATCAGTTCCGATTGGATATTCAAACACAACTAAATCATTGGTATGGTATGACATACGAAACACCTGTTGATATGGAGTTGCTCTGTATGTTCTTTGACACAATGCTAACTCTTCTGCATAAGGTCTAGGAACAAAAGGCGTTGCTACTGAACCTAACTCTAATTTAACCCATTCTACTTCTAAACCATTAGTATCATTTGTGGAAAATTGAATACCTAAATTTTCATAGTCATTAGTTATCATAAAAGTATGTGTCAATATAGTTCCTGCTTTTACATTGTTAAAACCTTTAGAAAAATCAGTTACATTTTTACTTTTTGTAACTGTAAGAGCTACCATAGAACAATCTTTAATAACTTTCATACTAAAAGTTACTGTTTTTTCTTTTAATCTATTAGTCATATCTGATTCAAAAGTTTGTCTCAATCTTGCACTTCCACCAGATTTAGATAGTAACTTAATACCTTTATCCAACTTTACAACTTCAGTTATATCATCTGCAAGATTATAGCTTATCCATCTATCAACAGTATAATTACTTATTCCTGTTAAAGTATATATTGATTGCCCTCTTTGATTAATAATAAAATCTCCATTAATAAATAAACTAGGATTACTTAATTGAGATAGGTTATTCGTCAAATCTTTCATTTGCGAACTATTATTTTCAACATCTGTTTTTAATTTTGTTATATCTGTAGTGTTAGTTTCTACCTTAGTAGCTAGATCTTTAGCATCTCCAATTTTATTTAGCTCTTCTATGTTTTCTTTAGCTAATGCATTAGCTACATCTAAATTTTCTTTATTAGTTGTTGCAATAGTAGAACTATTATGTAACTCTTTTTTACAAGTATTAGCATTATTAACGCTTGTCTCAACTTCTTCTATTTTATTAGATGCACTAGATATGATACTTTTAACTTCTGTTATTTTAGTACTAGCATTATTAATGTTGTTTTCTAATTTACTATTAATATTAGTTGCTCCTGGTATAGTTGTATTCTGTAAAGTATTCCTTACTTCTTTAGCTTGATCAAGCACTTCTCCTATATTCTCTATCTCATCAAGTTTATGGTCTATCTCTTCTAAGATAGTGCAAGTAGGTGTACTTACAATTCCATCTACATCTAATACACTTGCTACCACTTCTATATTTATATAAAAAGTACTCTTCTTTTCTAAAGTAGTTTTATTTATAAACTGTAACTCTGCCTTAACTATTCCTTGCGTTGTTGTTAACTGCTTACTTGCTTTTATGGTTACAAAATTATCTTTAATGCTAATATTAGTATTTTGTATAAGTGGAACTTGATCTGCCTTAAATGCTTTTAATCTAACATTATAATCGCTTAAATCTGCTGGTAAACTCTTATCATAAACTATTATTTTAAGTATAATATCGTCAAGCTGCTTACAACTAAAATCAACAGTATACTTATTGTTAATATCTAATATCCCTGTCTGTAATTCTTGTATCATTTTATCACCCTTATAATAACCCTTCATCTTTTAATACCATTCTTATAAAGTGCTTTAAGTTATATCCCTTTCCAAAATCATCATCTTTAATATAAAAAGCATCATTTTCAATAACTAAATGATCTATTCCAACATCTCGAAACCATAATTCATCCATATTAGATAATGTTCTATATAATGCACTATATTTATCTCTGTTAATTACTTCAATGTCTTGTACACCTACAGTTCCATCTTTATTAAATCGCATAACTGTCTTTCCTTTACTGTCTTTCACAACTAATGCACCATTCTTAATTGTTTGACCATCTGAATCAAATATAACATTCATTTCAGTCTCATTCTTAATAGCAATTAATACACTTTGTGCATTTTTTTCAACTAATGTACTAAAGTCACCTTCACTTACTTTTTCTCTTATAACTTTAGCTGTTTGTTCTCTATATGATCCAAAATCCTCTTCACTTACCTTCTCCTCTATTTTCCCATCTAATACTTTAATAGATGCCTCTCTATCTTCTTTTTCATTTTTAACACTTAGTTCAATTTCAGAATCTCTTTTTTCCATTGTTACTTTTAAATTATTATTTTCTTTACTTAATTCTTCTTTAGTTTCTTCTATTTTATTGTTAGTTTTATTTATGGTATCTGTAAGAGATTTTATTTTATAGCCTACCTCGCATCCCAATAATTTACCTGTAATTGCATCACGTTTAATCTTATATACTCTTCCTTTTTCTACTATCCCAAAAGGCTTTATATTAACATTAATTATGTCTCCTATAGCAACTCTACTATCCATATTAGAATAATCATTGTCTCCAAATGTTATACAATCCGAAAGCTCAACAAAATCTAAATCTAAATTAAAACTAACCTGATTTACATGTTCTTTATTAAACTTATCTAAGCAAGCTTGTCTCAACAATTTATATGCCTGTTCTGTTGTTATTATTTCATCACTATTAGTAATATTCCCCCCACTATCTGTTTCAGCTTCTACAACTCCAATATTGCTAAATTCAACTATTCTAGTAAAAGGATTATGGGAATTAAAATTACTAGCTTTAATAGACTTTTCAGGAAGCATAAGACCATCTTTACCTAAAGGAACTATCTCCGTGATTAAATCTGTATTTTCTAATGTCATAACTGCTCCTGTAATGTTTTTAGTGTAAGTAACATTAATTCCTTTATCTTCTCCAATAGAGTCAACAATATTAACTTCAAAATTATTAAATTCAAGTTCTCCACCATATCTATTTACTATAGTATCGTCCTTGTCTCCTATAAGTGCATCTAGTGCACTATATCTTACAATTCTAAGGTTGTTAGTAGTTGTATTAGTATCTTTATTACTTGTAGTGAAATTATGCTTATTCAATGTATTATTAAGTACCTGTGCAACTGCTTCTTTTCTTATCTTTCCTACTATATTAGTATCTAGTACAACATTATTTTCCAACCTAGTGGTCAATATATGTTGTGCAAATATATCAATATTCATATTATCTAAGCTTGGTTTACTTCTCCTAATAACAAATAATTGATTTTCTCTTTTATCCCATGTAGGAATCTTTACAATAGCACCAGGAACTAACATACTACTAATATCCTTATTGTCATTTACTGGGTAAAGAATATTTGTATTAAATCCTGTATTTATTTCCTCTTCAGTTTCTACTTTTAAAACTTCATTAAGTACATAAGCATTATGCTTAAAATTGCTTTCATTTTCTTCATATAAATTAATCATATCCAAGTCCTCCAATACGGAATAATTTCAACACTTGTAATATTGCCATTCCAACTTATTTCATTTTCTCCAACATCAAAATAAGGGAAATCACCTTCCATGAATTTCCCTTTATTATTTAAAACTCGTTGTATATATGGATCACTTACTATTGTTATACTGCCACCATTTATATCAGTAATATTAAAAGTACGGTTATTAATAGTAAATGTCGCTGCACCTTTACCACGAATAGTAATTGTAGGATAACTTTCATGTGTACTCTTCATATTACATAAAGTAGTATTAGTAGTTAATGCTATTGGAATGTCACCTTCAAGCAAATAACCAAACGGCTTACAAGTAAATGTAATTGTAAACTTATGCAACATATTTCTTACTATTTGTTCTAATGGTATTTTATTTCCAATATAGGCTTTGTAATATCTATCTGGTAAATTATCAAATATTACTTTTCCACTACCTCTAAGCCACATTAATACCTTATCAAACCTATTCCCTACAAAGTGGCATACACAATTCTTGTCTATTAAATCATAACCTGTAGATTTAAGTACTTGTGTTCCTCCAGGAATATTGGTTGAATCAATTCTTTCTTGAGGTCCACTTATAGAAGGTAAACTTTCAACTATTAAATTCATATCATCAGAACTAACATTATTAAATTTAAACATTTCTAAATTACCTCCTTAATGTGTTTTCCTGTAAAATTCTGCTTCTTGCATTAATTGTTTAACATCTGTATTTCTATTATTGTTAAAATTTTCAATATTGAGTATCAATTCCCTTTTAGGGCTTCCATTTGTAGAATTATTAGAATTTGAACTTGTTTCAAATGATGGAGTATAAGCATTTGAATTCAAATTAATTTGCATATCTGTTGTTAAACCTTTAATTGAATCAACAACTTTACTTTTTGTCTTTTCTATGCCTTTAGAAAGTCCCTCCATAAAGTCCGGCATCCAACTTTCGTAATCTGTTAATGGTCCAACATCTGGAACTGAGAAATGTAAATAAGATCTTATATCTTGTGCTATTCCTTTTACTGCATCTCCAACTGCACTTGCTGCATTTTTTATTCCATTAACTAATCCTTGTATAAAATCTTTTCCCCATGTAATTGCTTCTCCTGGAAGTGATTTTATAAAACTTATTCCACTACTAAATCCACTAGTGATAATACTTCCTAATCCACTAAGAGCATTGCCTATTGAACTACACATATTATTAAATGCAGTACTAGCCATGGAAGGAAAATTACTAATTATACTACTAATAGTACTAGATACATTATTCCATATGCTACTTACTGTAGATAATATAATGTTCATTACTCCTGTTATAGTAGTTACAATACCATTCCATATATTGGTTACTGTTGTAGCTATAGTTGTACATACGCTAGATATTGTGGAACAGATACCATTCCATATTGAACTTGCTAAATTTTGTATTCCAGTCCATAAAGACGAAATAAAAGTGCTAAAATCTTGCCATACAATTTGCAATCCATTAATTAAACTAGCACAAAATTCGCTAATAAAACTACAAATTGTATTCCATACACCCTGTGCTATATTTGAAATTCCGTCCCATATATTACTTAATGCACTTGAAATATTATCCCATATTCCACTTAAATCAGTTCCTAATTGTGTAAAATCGCCAGTAACTAAATCGCATATAATAAGAATAGCACCCATGAATATATTTTTAATTACTTCCCAAACACCATTAATTACTTCGCCCCAGCCACTAAAAATTTGAGTTATCCCATCAATAGTCCCAGAAAAGTTAGCAGTAATATTTTGCCCCCATTCAGTAATAATTTCAATTATGAAATTAAATACTGTAGAAAAGATTTCTTTTATTCCATCCCATAAGTTACTAAAGAACTCTTTTATTCCATTAAATGCATTTTTTATTCCTTCAATTAAACTATTAATAAATCCATCTATCGTATTTCTAAAACCTTCACAATTATCATATATGAGTTTAAAAGCTCCAGCGAAAGGATTTACTAAGAGTAATGCTAATCCTTCCCAATTATTCTTTATAAAATCAACAACAGTATTAAAAGCACTTGGTAAAGTATCAGTAAAAAATGATACTATAGAATCTATTGCACTGCTACATGCACTGCAAATTGTATCCCATAGATTAATCCAAAATTCTCTAAAAGAATCGCTTGTATTCCAAAAATAAACAAAGGCAGCAACTAAACCAGCTATCGCAATAACTACCAGTCCTACTGGAGACAAAATAAATCCTATTGCTGTACTTAATAAGCCCATAGCACTTGAACCTAAACTACTTGCCTTGCTTGCTAATTGCATAGTTGTCGCAAATTCTTTTATTTTTATTGTTGCTCCCATTAATGCACTTATTCCTGTTGCCATTTTCCCTATAATAATTAATACCGGACCAAGTGCTGCTACTAAACTAGCTATTACTACAATAACCTTTTGAACAGTTGGACTTAAATTAGATAACCATGTAACAAGTCCATTAATTTTATTAGTAAATGCTTCAATCCAAGGGAGTATAATATCACCAATTTGAATTCCTAATCCTTCTAATGCACTTTGTAAAAGAGTTGCTTTACCTTTTAAATTATCAAGCATTGTTTTTGCTTGCTCTGAAGCAGCACCGCCAGCGTTACCTATTTGGTCGTATAAATTCGACCAACTATCTGTACCATCATTTACACTTGCTGCTAAATTAGTACATGCAACTGCTGCTTGATCTGCATCCATTTCAAACATACTCATCATACTATTAACATTATCTTGTAAAGGTAATGTTTCATCATAAGCATTTTTCATATCATTCAATGTTCTTCCATGCTCTTCAACATTGTAATTAACTGATGCTAACGCATCTTTTAAATCTAATGTACTTCCTGTAACACCCGATAATAAGCCCTGAACTGCTGCTATATCTGTCTTATTAAAAATTTTAGAAATTACTTGTGCTTTTTCTCCAGAACCTGCTTCTGATAATCCTGCGTTTATATCTTTTAAAATGTCTGGTAATGCCCGCATATTCCCATCAGCATCTAAACATTCAACTCCAAGTTGTTTTAATACACCGGCTGCTGTATCTGTTGGAGCACTTAAACTTAAAATAACATTTCTTAAATGTGTTCCACCTTCGGCTCCTTTAATTCCTACATTGGCTAGTTGCCCTAATGCGGTATTCATTTCAGTAACTCCGCCTTTTAAAGTATTAGCAGTACCTCCAACAGTTAATATTGCCTCACCCAGTTGACTTACACTTGTATTCGATTTTTGAGAAGTTTTTGCCATTTGATCAACTAAAACTGTTGTTTGGTCTGTAGTAAGATTTAATGCACTTGCTGCATCAGTAACCATATCACATGCAGTTCCAAGCTCCATGCCACCAGCTGCTGCTAAATTTAAAACATTCGGTAAAGTAGAAATAGATTTGTCAACATCATAACCAGCTAAAGCTAGATAATTTAAAGCTTCACTTGCTTCTGTTGCACTGAATTGAGTTGTCGCTCCCATGTCCTTTGCTGCATCTTTTAATCTTTCAAAATCTTGTGCTTCTTGTGAACTGCTATCATGCAATTGGTCTGTAGTATATCCCATAGTTGCAGCCACTTGTGACATACCGCTCTGAAAATCACTTGCAAACTTAACAGCTCCTGCTCCTATTGCTGCAACTCCAACTGTTAATGGTAATAAGCTTTTACCTGTTTGAGTTGCTTTTTCTCCGAAACTTGCCAAATGTTCTTTTGCTGCAATAAAACTAGGACTTACATTTGTTCCAAAATTTTTAGATTCTATTTCTAAGCCTTTAAGCTTTTGCTCTGTATTTTCTATTTCTCTTTCAAAAGCTCTGTATTGTTCTACGCCTATTTCACCTTTTTCAAATTGAGCTTGTACTTGTGCCTGTGTAGATTTTAATGTTTCTAACTTTTCTTTTGTCTTTTCAACTGATTCTCTTAAAATATCCTGTTTTTGCTTTATTAATGTAACATTAGTGGGATCAAGTTTTAATGCTACATTTACCTTTTTTAATTCACCTTGTAAACTTCTACTAGAAGTATTGACCCCTTTTAAGGCTTTATCTAGCTTAGTAGTATCTCCTCCAATTTCAACTGTAATACCTTTAATATTACTCGCCATGAATTTCCTCCTTTCGTAAAAATATAAAATAAAAGACTAGGTAAAATTCCTAGCCTTTCTTAAATCTATTTCTTAAGCTTTCTCTATCTGGTTGTGTTTGTTCCATAATCCAACATTTTTCAAGGTATTCTTGACCTTTTTCTGTTTGGTTATATTTATAAATAATTGAATCTCTTAAATACGCCCAAAATTCTATTATATTAAGCTCATCTATTTGAATAAAATTTAATCCTGTATATTCACTTATTAATTTTTCTTCTATTGTATTAATTTCATAGTGCCCTTTGTTTTCATCTTCAGGATAGTAGGGCACTTTTAGTTTGGGAGATTTTTAGTTTGGGATAACCATTCAAAATATGAAGTTAATAGATTGGACATTTCATCAAAATCCATATCGTCTATATACTCTAGTGGTATTTTTTTATTTTCCTTATTTTTATTTAAAATTAAATTAATACATTTTGTTAATTCTTCCATAGTGTTTTCTTTAGCCTTACTAAGTCCAGTAAGGCGTTTTAATAATTTTACTTTAGGAGGTTCTACTTTAACATCTATGTTGTTCTCAACCTCTCCAACTTCATTCGTAATACTTAATTTAACTTCAAAATATCTTGAGTTTACACTTTTTACATCAAACATTTTTAAATCTCTCCCTTCTGTTTTTCTGTAACTACTGGAATGTCTTCCTTGTAGTTAATTAAAGTTCCTTCACTATCATGTGGTTGTGCTTTAAATTCTGCATCAATTACGGTTTCTTTATCTTTTGCAAAACTAAAACTAAATCCAGCTTCATTCTTACCAACAACACTAACTCGTATATCTCCGTCTGCTTTATCTTCATGTAGAAATCTTATTAAATAGTCTTTTCCATCCTGATTGCCTGCTCCACCAATTTTTACAATTCTTGTACCTTTAACTTTATCTTCTGTAACTCTTGCAGTACTGCAAAGTTTTGTTAATGTCTTACCGCACCATGTCATAATACCACTTTTAAGAGTTGCTTCTTCTTCTGTCATAACAGTTTTGCTTTTTAGACCTAAATCATCTTTTGCTGTATAAAAAGTAGGCTTATATTCAAGCGTAGCACCTCCTTGAATTAACCCTACTTGGTTTATTTCTGCTTCCACAACTGTATCTTCTGGTATTCCTGTCGCTGAATCATATTCCAAAACGAATAATTTACCTGATCCTAAAACAATCTTTTCTTTTCCATCTACTGACATATTTATTCCTCCATTTTTTCATATAAATTAAAGTCGTATGAGGTTTGAAACATCTTTTCAGAATCTAACCACACACGACTTTTTGAATAATTTATTGATTTTTCTTTTAATAGATCTTCAATTAATTTTTCTTTTTCTCTGTTTATTATGTCTGAATATAATTCAATTGTTATATCTCTATCACAAATACAAAGTTGATTATCAGCTCCTGAAGAATTTTCATCCATTATAAAAATAATATATGGGAGTTTTGGGGGTTTCTTAAAACAAGTTTCAGCAACATTTAATTTAATAGTTTCTAACCATTCTTTTATCTTAGTCACCCTGTACAGCCTCCTTTGTTAATTGTTCCATTCTTTTTTTGGCTAAATCTTCCCCATATTTAATATGTGGATATGCCTTCGTTCTTCCACCACCAGCAAGAGCATGACCTTTTTCAAGCAGATGAGTAAGTCTATAATATGGTGATTTAACATGCCACGTTTTTCTCTTTGTGAATGGACCTTCATATGAATTATTAATTCTAAAGGCTTTAACATATTTTCCCGTTGGTTGCTTAAATGTAATATGCTTTTTTATCTCTTCATCTACTTCTTTGGATACTTTATCAACATTACTTTTAGTTTTTTTAGTAACACTAGCTGAATACAGACTTAATTCTTGATTAATTGCATCAGCAAGGCTATCAATTTGTACTATTGACATTATTCATGTACCTCTAATTGCCTTAATGTTAAATCTAAGCTTGGTGGATTACATTCAAATTTATTTTGTACAAGTTCAATTGAAAATTTCCCTACACCTTTAATATTAAGTAAATCATGATTATTAATATTACTTACTAAAGGAATTCTTACAACCATGTCAGTCTGAACCTGTACAGCCTTTGCAGCATAATGACGATTAAATCCTAAAACTCTTTTATCAAAGTTTAAATCTGTATACTTATATGTCTTTTGACCTTCTTCATCCTCATAATATATATTACAAATACCATCTTTATAAGCTTGAAATTCAACTTTTCTATTTTGTATCTTCATTATCTGAATCCCCCTGTGCATTTGCTTGATATTCTAAATGTAAAGATAGCAATTCACCTTGAAAATTCATTTCAAAAACTTCTAATGCTTGCGAATTAGCATATCTAACATAATCAAGTAATAATGATTTTGGTGAATCTTCAACTGTATAATCTAAAGAAGACACACCTGCTATTTTATTCAGATGTGCCATTCCTCTTTTAATCATACCAGTAAGGTTTTTATCTGTTTTTTCATCATACCAGCTTATATGAAGATAATCTTTTACATCTTGTAATAATACCTTTAATTCATCTTCTGACATTTAAATCACCTCAATTAAGCCTGTTCTTTAGTTTTAACAGTTCCCTTTACTGTTACATTGTAAGTTAAATCTTCTAAACCACTAATATTTAATAATATAAATGCATTATCATCTAAAGCTTGACCATTACCAATAAGCTTTATGATGTAGTATCTTTCATCTTCTAAGAACTTATATTCATCTGAATACTCAATTTTACCTTCTTTATTTCCTGTTCCTATTCCCATTGCATACTTTTTAGCAAGTCCAAGTATTGCTTCACCTTCTGCAACTTGTGTTGATTGTACAATAGTAGTTGGATAAGGTAATACATTATTTTTATAAGTACCATCTTGTAATTGAATAGTAGTTGCTGGCATAACCTTTTTGTAATAGTCAAAAGGATTAACTATTAATACAAGGTCTGAAATTGTTCTCGCTTTCTTTTCATCTACAGGATCTTTAGCCAATGTTGCTAATAAAGTTCCAAATGTCTTAGGAGATAAATCTTTAATTTCAACAGAAGTTTTCTTAGGATATACTCCACCAGTTACACTTACTCCTTCATGAATATCTCTATTCATGCCTATAGGCATATCTTTTCCTGTTCCATTTATAATTCCTTCTTCAAGTCCATATGCAACTGCTTCTGAAAGTACAGCTCTTACATATGCATCTACCCATTGTGGACCAACTAAAAGCATATCCTTTGCTACTGGCATAAATGCTGTTAATTTATTTAAACTTAAGTCAAGCTTTCCAATAGCTCCTTCTAATTCTTCTGTAATTGTTGAACCAATAGTTCCCCATTTCGCTAATTGAATTCCTTTTTTATTCATAAGCATCTTAGTTAATGCAGTCATGTTTTGAAAATCAATCATTTCTAATAATTGATGTTCTGCTCTCATATCAACCATTACATTATCAATTACTGTTTCAGGTAATGCTATATCAAGATTAGTTATTGCTTGTCTAGGATTTGAGCTTTTAGCTGCATCAATCCAACCTTGATAGAACTTAGTTTCCTTTTGAGTTAATTGGTGTATACCTCTCTTTTGAAGTATTTCTTTGTCTTGCGTTTCTTGATATACTTTGAAATCATCAAGTACTTCTTGTTGTACTCCTGTAGCAAATTCAACAAAAGCATTAATCATATCCTCTTGATTTTCAGATTGCATTGCTGCTCCGAATTTTTCAGTTAATTGTTGTCTTAATATATCTTTTGATAACATTATTTATTTCCTTCTTTCTTCACAAATTTTTGTCTTAATATTTCATAATTATTTCTTTGTTTTTCAAATTGCTTAGGTACTTTTATAGGAGTTTCAGCCTGCATAATTTGAGCTTGAATACTTTGTTTAAATCTTTGTTGTGCTGCTTCAATTGTCTTATCCTCTTGACCTGCAATTTCATCACACAATCCATATTCTAAGCATTGACTAGCATTTAACCATGTTTGATTATCCAATAATTGTTTTAATGTAGCTTCATCAAGCTTCTCACCTGCTTTAGTTAAATATGAACTACAGCTTGCTTGGTCAATAACTTCAACATCATTTGCTGCTTTTCTTAATTCTTCTGCATTTCCATAACACCCAATAGACGCATGATGGATCATCATTAATGCATTAGTTCCCATCACAACCTTGTCACCAACCATAGCAATAACACTTGCTATGCTACATGCAAATCCATCAATATAAACATTAACCTGTGCAGGATGTCTTTTAAGTTGGTTATAAATTCCTAAGCCTTCTTTAACTTCTCCACCATATGAATTAATATATAAATTGATTTCACTTGTACTTTGATTGCTTTCAAGTACTTGTTTTATATAGTTTGCACTTGTTTCACTCTCCAGTTTCTCACCAGTCCACCAGTTATATGAATCTCCCTCTACATTATCATAAATATAAATATCTAATACATTTGGCTTGTTAACCTGTTGTTTTATACTAAACATAGTTTTATTCACTATTCTCACCTTCCTTCGAATTAATTTCATTTATTCCTTGATAGTTTTTTGTAATCCAATGTTTCTCACTCCATTCAGTATTTAAAACAGTATCTTTTAATTTCTTCTTTAAATCATCAATGCTATACATACCACAAGCAATGAGCTTATCAATTTTTTCAGCAATACTAAATATATCTATATGCTTGATATTAGTAATATCAACATATAGATAGCTGCCTTTTAAAAAATTAGATTTCCCATACCTTTTTCGATTAATTTCAGTTTGAATAAGGTCAACTATAGGATCTATACAAAAAGTTAAAAAATTATTTGTTATTTTATCTATATCAGCAATATCACCTTTTAATAAAGCTGGTGACATTCTAAGTGCTTGTGCTGCTCTTGTAAATGCATCATCAAGTATTCTTGTAATATCTCCAAGTTCATTTGTAGCTTTTTTACTTCCTTCACCAGTTATTTCAGTATATTTAACACCCTTTGGAAGATCTACAATAGCATTTTCAGCTTCAAAGTAATTTTTAAACTTTTTTGTAAATAGTTCTTCAATTTGTTTTCTTTTCTCTTCATCACCTTTGGCTATTGCATCAAGTTCTACTGTACCCTTACGACCTCCAGCACGCTTATATTTACCTTTAGCAAGTGATAAAAGTTCATTATATCCTATCATCAAATTATTGTAGTATTTTCTTATATCATCATTGTTATATTTAAAATACAGCACATCTTTCATATAGAACTTTTTATCAAAAGTAAAATCTTTTTTAGTTACTTGTTCAAAATAATCTTCATATATTGCATGTTCTTCTCTATAAAAAGAATCTGCAATAATCAATTCATTATTAAATTCTACAATTAGTACTTCATTGTTTAAAAGTAACTTACTTACAAACTCTTGAATAAATTCACTTGAATTTTGATTTTTGTTAGGTTCAATATTCCAAAGATAGTATTCATCTGAATTCACTTCTTTTTTATTTAAAAAAGTTTTAAACTCACACTTAGCAACGCATGAAGCTATAAGATTAATACCAGTTTGAAGTGCAAATGCATCAATTGCTAAATTAGTACATACACTATCAACTTTTTCATTTAGATATACAGTATTTTTTGAGCCAAAAAAGTCCCTTAAAAAATTAATTATTTTCAATCCTTCACCCCCTTTCAGCCCAAAATAAAAAAGCCTTATTAATTAAGGCTTAATTTCTACAACTGATAATATTTTTTCTTTAATTTCATTTCTAATTTTTATTGGAACTTGCTTGTCTACTATAATATCTTTTATAATTTCCAATATATTTTTAAACTTATCAATATCTTTTATATTTACATCTACTGATAAATATTTGTTTTTATTTATATGAGCATTACCCATAGGTGTTAATGCTCCACTACATTTAACGCATCTTATACCATCAAGTCTTGATATTGTATAATCTCCACAATCCAAACATTTGTAAGCAATTAAATTATTCATTTTTCAATCCTCCTTAATATGTGTAAACTCCAAAATCTTCATATTCTACTCTTTCTCCACTATCAACTAAATCTACACTTCCGCACATAGCAGCAACAAATGCTTTAAATCCATCTGTTTTACGGCTTTTAGGTTCAATCTTTCCATAAGTTATATTTCCTGCTTGACTTGTTATCATACAAGTATTGTTTGCATACCATCTCATGAGTGGATTATCACCCCAAATAATATTATGATTAGCAAATGCACTTGTTATTATTGGTGCAATGAGCATTTCATTTGATGGTCTAGCAAGTCTTATATTATTTGCACCTTTTTTATCTGTATCAAATCCAACATCTCTTAAGGCTTTTGCTAACAATGTATATCTATAATTATCCATCCATAGGGTTGATAAATTATATTCTTGTGCTTTTTGTGCTAACCATAAAGCAGGAACATCTGGAGGAATTTCTACGCCTTCTACAAATGTTAATAATCCTTGTTTCTCCCATTCTTGCAAAGGTGCTTTAATTCTAGATAAGTCATTACAGCTTTCAGATATCCATGAATGAGAAATCCATACATATTTACCCTTCCATTTAAAAAGTAAGCCTGCACAAAGAAAATCTGTAGTTTTCATATAGTCAATTCCAACTAAGCAAGTACATCCTTTTAAATCAGGTATTTCTTGATTAGTAGCAAGTATATTTTCCCATGAAGTTACTTCAATATCTTTATTACCTTCTGGAATATTCATTCTTTTAGTCATGAATTCGGTATAAAGTTGTGGCTGGAACTTCATGTCTTCATATTCTTGATCCATAACTACTTTTAAATTTTTAAAATATCTTAATGAAGGATTAGCCTTTTCCCATAATTCTTTATCATCTACTTCTTCTTTACTCTCCAAATGATAAAGTAATGGTAACATTCTACTTGTATTATTTTCGCCCTCTAGTATTGAATGTGACATTTCTTTATAATCATCAAGTACTCCACCTCTTATATATCCATCTGTAGTTATCATAAACGTTCTGCAATGTTTTTTCTTACCTAAAGCTGACCTGAATACTTTTATGTTATTGTAATTCTCATATTCATGTATTTCATCAAAAATTACACACGCAGGTCTTAAACCATCTTTAGTACGTGCATTAGATGTATTATATTTTATATATGATTTTGTCTTCTTATAAACTATTTTTTCTTTAGTATAATAAAATGCTTTGCTTAACTTCTTATTATTATCAATTACATTGTATACATCTTCAAAACTTGTCTTAGCTTGATTTTCACTATTAGCAACAATATCAACATTGTATTCTTTAATACCATGAAATCCTGTAGTTAAATACCATGAAACTGCACTAATAAATCCATTTTTACCTCCACCTCTACCCATATAGAATAAAAAAGTATCCCAAACTAAAGTTTCATCATCATAGTAGCAATGTATTAATCCAATGATAAACTGTTCCCATGGAAGAAGCTTGTATTGAAAATATTCTTCAATCTTTTCTATTGCTTTATCAATCATTTCTGATTTTATAATTACATTCGGCTGAGATAATTTTTTTTTAACTAATTTAATGGCTTTTTTTATATCTTCATTAGTAATAACCTTGTTGTTCTCAACAAGATCTATATATTTATCAATGTATTTATTAAATATCATAGTTATCATCTTCTTGTGGTAGTGGTTTCAATTCTAACTCACTTAATATTTTTAACATTTGTGCACTAGTTTTGTTTAATTCTGAAATACTATCATTCTTTTTCTTTCCATGCTGCTTACCATTATTCCAATCTACAGATACACCACGTTCTTTAATATCTTCTATTAATCTATTCTTTATATTCCATAAAGACATATAGTCGGAAATTAAATCTTCATAGTGCTTCCCATACGTTCCATTAGATTCTAATTGCTTAAGTAAATCAGCTTTTATTTCATCAAATAAAATATTTCCCAACTTTTGCACACTTTTTTTAGTGCACACTTTTTTAGTGGTGCAACTTCGTGTCCATTTGTATCTTTTTTTCCAAGATTTAACCGTATTTAAAGATACATCATATTTATCAGCAATTTTTTGATATGTCATTCCAGAAATATAATCTTCATAAGCTTTTTCACTATTTGTTAAATTTTCTCTTTCATTCATTTTCACCACCTCTTTTCCTATCAATGCACCCTGTTTTTTATTGTGGGTGCACCCCCCCTCATACGAATTATCAAAATACCTGTTTTGTCGACCCTTACTACCCGTTCTCTTAGGCCTGAAAAAAATCCCATTTTTTTAACCCGGGGGTATCTACAATTACCACCGTTCCTCATTTAACAGCACTTTTGATTTAAACTTAAACTTGGCTTTTTCAGGATGTAATTCATTATGACACTCTTTGCATACACACATTAGATTGCTTCTAGTTAATGCTAGCTCTGGATGCTTGTTAACATGTTTAACATGATGTACTGTTGTTGCTGCACTATATTTACCTTTGGCTTTACACATCTGACATTCTGAATTCTGTTCATCCAACATTTCTTTTCTTAGATGTTTCCATGGTGTACTTACATAAAATCCATGAATGTTTTTATCTCTTAGAAGCTTTTGAATCCAATTAACCAATTCTACTCTATCCATTGTTTCTCAAGCTCCAATGATTTCTTTTTAGCTACACTAAGAATAGCATCACGATTCTTTAATAGGTTAGTCACTGAATCAGATAGCTTTCTTATTTCTGATTCGATCCCCTTACAGCTCTTAATTATATTTCTAACATCTGCATCAGTAATTGATATTACATACTTATGCTTGCATTTAGGACAGATAAAGTATGTTTCTTCTATCTGCTTGTCTTTATTAATCCAATGCTTTTTAACATTCTTCTCTGATAAGTTAAATTCTTTTTGGCATTTATCACACACCACATTTTGATAAGTATTCATATTGCTATTTCCTCCTTGATTTATGAACATAAAATAAGCACCTATTAAACTTATAGATGCTTAAATATAAATTATTAAATTTTAAGAGAATACTCTGAATAATTCGGTTTCTACAATCTTTCCATACTATCATTATAAAACATTCAATTCACCATTAAAACACCATCTTTTTACTATCTCTTTACCATTCTATTCTAATTCCATCCACTCCAAACAATAAAATACCTAGTCTATCTAACATTTGTTTAATCCATCTACTTGGTGTATTCTTTCCAGTATTAAGTTCTTCTGCAATTGTTTCATAGGATTTACTATTTATATAATACATTTCTAATGCTCTATATCTTTCAATAGTCCCTTCTTTTACTTGTTCCTCTTCTAGCATTTCTAATGCCTTCTCAATATGTGAAGTCATTATAAGTGTTTTCGCTTTACTCTGTTTTATACTTAATATAAATAATTCATCACATTGATTTTCCTTTAGATCTAAATCTACTATACCTTGTACATCATTTATATCTGCAATTGAGTAATCAATATGTTTCTTGAAATCATTATAATTTTCCATAAGCAATTTAGTATTTCTAAATGATTTTTGTTTAAATTTATTCTTTTGCTTACTATCATACTTTTTAATTGCCTTTTCTATTATTTCTTCCACTGTTAATTCATTTATACATTCCAT